CCGACTTAATTCGGTAAATTCAACGAATAAACTAAAGCCGATACGCCAGATCCTGACCATCCGAAAGAGATTCCATCGCCTTTCTTCAGAAAGCAATAACAAGAAACGTTATATTTGTTCGATCGGACTAGCGTTACATAGTTCCCTGCTATGTTTATTAGCGCATAGGTACTGCTGGTTACTGTCGGATAACCGTTATTAACTTTCAAAACTACACAGCAGGCATATGGCGCTGTATAGGCTTGACTCCCTGCTTCTGAATCAGGCAAAGAGATAATGAGAGGATTGTTCCAATTAGGTAGAGAGAATCTGTCAGCCTCATAACCATATATTAACTTACCCCCCCCCGCTCACCGATTTACGAGGAACGAATAAGCTACACAACAGGCTTGCTAATTCTTTAAGCATTGAAAAAACCTCCTTGTCTCATGGAGTTGCGGGCATCAACTGCCTGTTCCAACTCATAGGCCAAAGCATCCGGAAATTCCGGGTAGTCGATAAAAGGAAAACCAGGTTGATCTGGAAGATCCTTAAGCGCTTGGCGATAATCCAATAACGCCTGTCGATCTTCTTCAGTTAATTGAGATCTCTTTGCCTTAGCCGCTGACTGCACAGTAATGTCCGGGAGCTGAACATACTTATCAGTGTCAGAGATTCGAGCATTGCGCTCTCCTCTAACTTCTTGTTCGTAACGCTCTTGGACAAATTTGTCATCAAGTTCCGGAAGTTCCGTTGTAAGGTAGTAATTACCGTCTGCACTATGGAAATAGCCTTGAGGACTGGGCTCAAGCTTCCAATATTTGATGATGACACCATCATCTCGCTTAAATCTTTCGGATAGCTTGTAATGGCTCTCTGCGTATGCCTCATCTTTGGGATCTGTAAACGCGTGCTGACTCGGTGCATTGGAGGAAACAACAATTCTTCCGTCCGCGTCCTTCAATGAATATTTTGCAAGAGGCCGACCCATAGCCTTGGCCAACATCTCTTGCCGGACTTCTTCAAGTGTTTTCATGCTTTGTCCTTTTTAAGAGTTTCCTGATTCAGAGTTGCTACTGGTTTGCGTGTTCTTGGCATCGTCAATTTGTTGCTGTGTACCTCCGTTCTCGAGAATCAGTTCTTCGAGAATCGGGCAGAGGTAGTCATCGACATGACCATTGAAATAGGTTTCAGCCCAAGATTCCGCACCGGCTGTAAAGTTGATGTTCGACCGTGCTGTGGTTTGTTGCGTCTCTGTAAGGGCTTGAGCCGCCTCATATGAGACACTCGGCGTTAAATCCGTGTAGTCAGCAGATAAAAGAGCTGTCCCGGCAGCTGTGTCCACAGACGCAATCGTGAACATTCTTCCATCAGTTCCGACTACGGTGTCACCAGCTTTAATGTTGCCTTGAGGCTTCAAATCAGAGATTTGAATAGTGGCCGAAACTTGGAGCGCTTGATTGATTACTCTGACAGCATAGGCACTTGCAGCCGCCTCAAGAGCTTTCGTTTCGGCAGTCTGCGCGGCGGTTTGGGCGGTTGTTGCCGCCGTTTGTGCGGTTTCGGCATTGCTCTGGGCAGTTTCTGCCGCCTGTTGCGCCGCCTGTGCAGTTTGCAGAGATTGAGCCGCGTTGTTAGCCGCAGTTTGAGCACTAGCAGCTGAACCTTGAGCAGCAGTCTGAGCCGCGGAAGCCGAAGTTTGTGCCGAGTTCGCTGTTGTAACTGCCACCGTGGACGCATCGACCGCACTCTTAGATTGAGCAATAGCAGTCTGTATATCTGCATCCCAATCATCGACTACTTGCTTCAAAGTCTCAACTTTTTCATTTGCAGCATTCGCTTCCGCCAATGCATTTGAAGAAGTTGAATTTGCCGTCTGTGCTGTTTGCCGAGCTTCCTTAGCGATCGATAGAGCCTCTTCGGAATTGTCAGAGGCTTGGTCTGCGTACGCGCCAACATCGTTAATAGCGTCCTCCGTCTGCTGAAGAACTTCGGGGCCGCTGATAACTCCGGTTCCTGTCGGCGTGTAATGAAATTGGAATTTCGAATCTGCCATGATCAATTACTCCGGCAAGCGCAAGAAATAAGCGAGCGTGTAAAAAGGCGGCTCATTGGTAACGCCTGTGATTTTTGCGTTCGCTGTTAAGGTGTGCGTGTGCGTTTGACCTCCACCAGTAGAGCCGATACTCAATCCATGCTGATGAGAGCCATTAGAAGATGTTTCTCCCGTCCAAGTTCTGGACGCATCAATATTGAAAACACCTCGACCATTTTGACGGCCATCGGAGCATCCGGGATGATCACCTACGTAAACAAGAGGACCGTTACCAATCACGCTCAACCAGTTGGCGGAAATTTGTCCGGTGATGTTCATTGAACCTCTTGTGTGGGTATGAGCACCTGCAGGAGATGTGCTACCTGAATGAGAATGTGCAGGCATCTGTGCGGCCGTCAGCGCAGTAGCACCAACTGTGCCGTTGACGGTCAAATCTGGAATCTCAATGGTTGAAGCACCTCCGGTTGTGCCCGAATCTTTTGGTAGAGATCCTTTTATAAATTTTCCAATCAAGTTTGGAGTTACACCATTCTGCCCGTCACTCTGGCCATCACATAGAATCCAGCCTTCGTCGGCTTGAGTAGTTCCCCAAAAAACTGGGCGTCTCCCATCACTACCACCTAATGTCACGTTATGAAAAGGAACTACGGCGCCCGCTGGAACGGTAATGTCGATATTTTTCCAAACTGCTCTGTTAGTTCCGGGCGCCACCTTGGTACTTGATGGTCCGTTGGCTTGGATGCAGCGGTACTTAGTTCCATTCTGCATAACTTCGTTCCCAACTTCGTAGTCCAAGAGGGCGGAATAATTCATAATCCCGCCCTGTTGATACCACAGAAGAAATTGAGAAAGCAGGAAAAAGACGCCATTGAAGTCGGACTTAAATGGAGGAATGCCGCCTTGTTCGATGGGAATAGCATTTTCTCGTCCCCAACCTATTTGCTGAGAGAGCCGTCCTAATCCAGCTTCTTCTGAAGTTAACGGAGGAATGGTAATTTCTCCGTCCTGTGCGATAGCTGCACTTAATTGATACTTTGGATAATTACTCATATCTCAATGACCTTTGAAGGATTGAAGACACCTTGATTAAATGGCAATAAATTGGATCCGAAAAATCCGAATACCAGATTATTTGGAACGACCGTCTCCACATTTGCCAAAACCCCAGCGGGCCTGTTTAACAAGCCGTAGTTTTGCAGAATGGCGATTTGGACAGCAGAGGGATCACCAACAATGCGAATCGTTATCGTCATGTCCTGGTAGTCGGTGACAAATGCCGGCAGGCCTATCAACCGAGTAAGCAAAGAATTGAGAGTTTCAGCCGTAGAGTTCGAGACGTTTACGACGGCTCGATAAAAAATCAGAAACCGGAAAAACTCATCATCCAGCCGAGTGTCCTGACCGTCGACAACGAGGTTCCGATTCACGCCTACGCGCCTGCCCCACCAATCCAGCCAAACCCCGGAAGCTGTATCGGGGTTCAATATGAAATTAAAAAACGCGTCCAACTGAGGGGACGCGTCTAATTCCGCATTAAAAAGCAACCCTAATTGTCTGTATCGCTCGGAGTGCGAATACTGTGACTGGAGGGCAATAGAAATCAACGATCGGACATTTGAGAGTTTTCGAAAATCCTCAACACTCAGAATGTTCCGCCAAGTTGCAGAATCTGCCATTGTTAGCCTCCTGTCTGGAATACCAGAGAAACATCGGACTCTTGAATCGTAGGCTCAACATTCGCAGGAATTTGGACACTGGATCCGAAAGCTCCAGAACCTAAAGCAACTTGAATGGATGCAACCGGAACTTCTGTCGCTGATTGAATTGCGGCATAGAACCGAGAAGCGTAGACAGTCGAGGCCAAAGAAACGCGGTCATTCGAACCTTGTCCAAGAACGTCATTGATCACAGCCTGAATGACGTTGTTTTTCTCAGTCGGATTCATTGAAGTAGCAAAGAATTCGATCTTGACTTTCAAGGCTTGATTCTGCGGTCTAACAATGTTGTAGACGTAAGTTGCGTTGTAGAACCTAGAATCCGTGTAGGAAACCTGATAGGTTCCGGTAGTCCCACAGCCTGCATCTTTACGCTGGTAGATCGTTTGAGCGATCTGCTCATCCTCTCCGCCAACGATGGCGACCAAGATGGAATGAGGATTGATGCTTACACCAAATTGAGTGATGGCAGCATTCGTCGGATTCTCTAAAACTCTGACATCGAGGACGCCTTCAAGCGCCGCTAGGTTTGCCTCAATCGCTTCAACGTACCCCGTGGCATTGACTGCATAACTTTCTACCATACGGTTTCTAAGTTCTGCGTCCGTCTCTTCATCTCGACCGACTACGCCAGCGGCAGGATTGGTGATGGTGTCCCATCCTGCAATCGTGGTGACGATCCTATTCACTGCTCCCGCTGCTACTTCTAGCGGGCCATGTTCAATAGCAGTAAAGGTCGTTGTGACGCTTCCGGTGTCTCCGATTCGCGCACCTGCTGCGGCCGAATGTCTGTACTGATTGCCAAGGGAATCTTGCGCGATCGCACCATAGGGGATCACTGTTCCCTTTAATCCTGTGAGTACGCAGTTGACCACCGTAGGCTCGGAGATTTTACGATCCAAGCCGTAGAGAGCCGCCAGAGCATCCAAAAACTTTCCTGTTGCGAGATCCGGGTTGACCATGTTCGACAGGAAAAGAATCTCAGAGTTTTTAGCCTCGATTTCTGCCACGATTAGATCAAGAACCTGTCCCATTGGCGAACTGGGCTCGATGTTCAAAAGCGGATCAGTCGGCGATGTTTGAAACGCCTGCTGGATCCGGGAGCCTAGGTCAGAGCGAATCTCTTGCGTACTCGGCAGTTCTACGCCGACCAGTGGATTAAAAATAATTTGAGCCATAATTTTTTAGAACACAAAAGAAACTGTTTCGTCCTGTTCGGTTGTGATCGTGATTTCCCCGTGGAGCGTTCTCGTTTCCTCATCGAACTCAGTAATGTCCACAGAATCAACTGACCTCACACCATCAACCCTATTTCCAGCCTCATGAATCAATTGAGCAAGGACGGAGGAATCCAGCTTTTTGGCGAGCTGGGCTTCCTTCCATGCAATGCCGTTGGCCTGCTGGAAGTAAGCATCGTTCGTCCACAAACGAATCTCGTTGGCCAAGTTCTGAGCTATAGCCAAAGCTCCGGACGTTAAAAGGATGTTCCCTTCTTTCGTCAGCTGCAGATCCCATGACTGAGGATTCAGAAGAGCTGTTTTTGCTGTATGCGGCATGATCTAACCTCCTCGTTTACTGCGGGGCGCCGGTGCTTGAATTCCCGCTTTCCACGCCAGAATGAACGTGCTCAGTCAAGCTGATACTCTTCGCTTTAACATCACCACTGAATGTTGCGTCAGCACCGCCAGAACCACCGCCAGAAATTGGTCCGTTCAAATTGATCTGAGCAGAGTTGACTGTGAAACTGGTGCTTGCATTGACCTCACACTCCGGGGATTCAATCGTGATCTTTGTCGGAGCTTTAATCTTGATGGTCCCTTCATCTTCCAAATGAATAAAGACTTCCGGAGCCTTGCCCCAGAATCCACCAATGTAGAAAGAATCAGAAGGATCAAACTCTCTGAATGTCGCCGGAACTTTAGACGTGTTGTCCCCGTTGACATTAGAAATATCGTGTTTGGCAACCACAGCCAAGCCCACATCTCCAACTTTTGGATCACAGACGATAGCGGCAGTACCATGCTGCAGTCGAAAGTACGGCAGTTTAGGAATCGTTGTCACTTCAATCCCTTGAGCCTGTACATTCATAGGCTTTAGCAAGGGCTTGGCCGTAACGTAACCGGCGCCGGCTTCTGTGCCTGCCCTCTGGACTGCCGTTACTGTGACCGGAAATGCCGTATAAACCGTCTTAGAAAGGATCGACTTTACGAAAAACTCAAGGGCATTTATGGGACTGGAGCCTGCAAAATCATCATAGTTTGCACTGAATTCCTGATTACTCATCGACCTCACCACCTCGGATAGATTGCTGTAATGCTCGTTTTCCACGCCTGAGCACCAGGATCGTTTGCACTGAGCTCATGTCGAAGCCCCGTGATCTTCCAAGTTCCGGATGCTCTTGGGACTATCGTCTCTAATTTGAAATTTGCTCCGATCCGAAGATCCGGCCTAAAAAACGTCGTAACGTTGATACCGTTATTGGAGAATGTCGGATAACCGATCATTCCATTCATTGCGTTAATCAAGGGAATAGACCCCTGAGTCTTCCGAATTCCGTGTTTTTCAACGAGCACTACCTTGTCATCGTCAAAAATCAGGTTGGCCCCCACTGCTCCGGCTATTCGTCTCATTTTCGTCACCGGATCGCCTTCAATGATGCAGTCCTTGATTGAAGCTGTGATGTCGTTATTCTCAAGTGTGTAGCCGATCTCTTTTGAGATCTGGTCAATTAAGCCAGAAACTGTTTGGTTACCTGTGACAGAAATCGGAGGCTGTGGAATTAAAGCAGGGAAAAGTCCGCAATTAGCTTCGATCTTAAAAGTCGGAGAAGGAGCGGCATTGAAATCCGCCCAGGCGTTAATGATTTCGCCCTTAAAAATAACGGAGAGTGTCTTGCCCTTCTCTCCTGCAGAAACATTGATTTTGTTTCGCTTCAATGAGAATGACTTAAAACCTAAATGGGTCAACCGCTCCATCGTGGTTAAAGACAACCCTTTAAGTTCTATCTGAGCCTTAGGAAATGCGGGACATCCGGACTTTTCAACCGTACACTTAACCGCAAATCCTTGAAACGTGACCGCCTCCTGACCATCCAGCGTGATAGTTATAGCTACCTCTTTTTGCGTGTACGTTGTGTTTTTATCAATTTCCGGAAGTAGTGACGGCATTTCCTGCCTCCTCGTAAACCAAGATCCATCTTGAGTTGAGTCCCTCGTATTGAGGGTCCGAGTTTCCTAAGGTATCGACAAAAAACAAACGCCCCGAAAAGAGAGGCGTGGGATAACAATTGATGTCCGTACCTACACAGCACCGGCGCCCAGAGAATATCTGGACACCCTCAATCATTAGGTCACAAAAAAGGTACTCGGCAACCTGACGTAAACGGATCATGCAGTTTTGTCCGTCAAGAACACATGAGAACTCTTGGAACGGAAGAGCGCTTATAACGATTTGGTTCATTTTTTCAGGTAATCAGTCAGGCTCTTAAAGATGCCTGGTTTTACTTGAGCTTGTCCCGTGTTCACCTTATTGGCAGAAGTTGCACGTTTGGGCGAATACGAGGTTTTTTGCTGGCTTAGGTTTACGGAGACAATTTCAACAAACGAAGCGTGAACGTTGAGCATTGAGGCGCCCGTCGTTTGAGTTCGGGAAAAATCATAGTGATCGAGCGCCATATTTCGCCAAATTTTGGCGGGGCTAAATATCGTGCAGGTGTTGGTACTGTTCAATCGTCTATCAAGCATGGCAAGGGCCAAAACCTGAATGGCGTAATTACCGTTAAACAAGAACTCTACGTTCACCCGCTCGGGTTCTCGCACAATGTTGAATGCCGCCAGCTGGCCGTTTTCAACGGGCTCTGTCGGAACCCTTGAAGATTTATCTGCATCAACTGCGCCAATAGAGGTGTACGGAACGAACGGCAGAAGGTTATTACCGACTACCGCCCATCCCATGGACATTACAGAATTGATACTTGCCATGTTAATCACCGCCTTTCAAGTAGGCGCTTGCTTGATTCGCCAGCATGTCCTGATAATCCCCTTGGCCCTCCGTTACTGCGCGATAGGCGGCGTCATGTACGGCTTTAGGATCGGCGTTACCCTGAATCGTAATGCTGACATCCGTCTTCATCGGCGCGTTGATAACCGAAGAAGAAGCCCTAGGAACAATCGAAGCAGCGGCTCCGGCCTGAGCTCCCGGAGGTGCTGTAACTGGTGCCTTCTTATCGTCACCAAAACCGAACCATCCGCCCACGGTGTCAATAGATTTAGAAGCCCAGTCAGGTAATTTCCAATCAGTGAAAAACTTCATTTTGTCTTCCAGCCACTTGAAAATTCTTTTACAGCCGGATTCAATGTCCTCCCACGCTTTGATGAAGTTATCCTTCATCTTTGGAGCGGTATTTATCAGACTCGCAATGTTCTTCGCTAAATCTCCGATAAACCCAACAACTGCCGTAATAGCCGCCACTACAGCGTCCCCAAAGGCCTTCAGGAACATGTCTTTGAGCGGCGTAAGTTTGTCTAAAAGATCAGATATCGCCTGCCAAGCGTCTTTAAAAGACTTGCGGATTCCTTTGATTTGATCGTCTGTATAACCTACAGATTTCAGGAAATCCTCAAATACACTCGGTCCGCCCTTAGTGAAGACAATCAAGTCATCGATAGCTCCGGCAAGCAGGAGAACTCCGGCTATAAGAAGACCGATGGGGCTTGTCAGTGCGCCCAATAGTTTTCCGGACATCATCAAGGCTGATTTTGGTCCGAATGCCAAGACCGCGGCTATCGAAATGCCTTTGAGAGCTAATTGAATAAATTGACTGTGCTCGCCAATAAAAGCGGATGCCTCGCCAAATGTCGTGACGGCCTTCTCAATGTACGGAAGGAAAAATTTGGCAATTCCGTTTCCGATACTTTGAATCGCCATCCCAGTTACTTGCCACGAAATTTTGAAGCGCCTGGCATTCTCTGCATCTTTGGGCGTTAAAGCGAGTTTCCGGTATGTCTCAACCAGCTCCCCCATCTGCTTGTTGTTTTGCAGAAAAACAGCGGCACTTTCACGGGTCAGTCCGAGGTATTTCAGAGCGTAGTTCGCTTGAGCTCCTGTCATGCCGTTGAGTTGTTTTCCCATACGAAGGAAAACTTCTCCGCTTGCTCCGGTGCGCTCAGTAAACGCTTGCATGGCCTGAGTGAATGCCTCGGCGCTTCCGCCTGCTGCTACGTTCGCTTTTCGCCATGCATCAATCTCGGACACATTCATCCGGACCTTTTTAGAGATGTCGTCAAGCTTTGCGCCTTCATCTATGTAATTGCCAAACATGAATTTGGCACCAAACATAGCGGCCAGCGGAGCAGCGTAACTCTTAATGGCGGAAAAGACTTGTTTCGCCATCGAATCCAGCTGAGAAAGCGATTTTGATGCATCCTTGGAGGATTTAACAACCTTCTTCCCGGCTGTTTCGCCGCTCTCTCCAACCTTTCCTACTTCTTTAGAGGTTTTCTTGGCGTTTTGTCCAACCTCATTTATCGAAGAAGAAACATCTTTGATACCGTCAGAGCCTTCTCCCAGAGCATCAAGCTTTGCGCCTGCCTCCTGAGCGAATCCGAGTAACTGATTCAGCTTCTCAGACATAAGCTCGAAGAATTTAACTACGTCATTCGAGTTGACGGATACATCAATTACTAAAGAGTCGGTCTTTTGAGCCATGTTCTTAAGCGCTCTTTTGCGCCACCCACGAGTTGTAGTTCTTAATCAAAAGTGCCTCGTCTAATGCGTAGGCATCTTCCAGCGTTAGTTGTGTCTGAAGCTCGACCAGGGACGCCATGCCGCCGTTGATTAAACGGGAGATCAGAGGCGATAGCTGAGTTGTGACTGCTACGCCTCTAACCTTGGCACAATCGGCTAAGAATTCTGCACGGCGGGGGAGAACTGGCGTATCAAGTCGGGAAAAAAACCGAAGTTCGCCTTGAAGCTTTCAATTCTGAGTTTGAGGATAGTCAACGGACTGGAGATATAACCGTCTGCGTCATCGAAGGAGAATTTGATCTCGCTCTTACCATCCACCTTGTAGACCTCGGAAAGCAGTTCATCTAAAAGGGCCTTGGCTTCTACATGAGGAACACTTACAAGCGCTTTGATCACGTCTCTGTATCCCATTTCGCTCTCAATATCGAGGTTTTTTCCAGTCATCAAAGCAATTCGGATCATCAGATCTTCAGCTTTAGTTGCAGGAAACGGATAAATCTTGAAGGTCAGCTGATTACCGCCGTCTTCCAATTTGATAACTTTTGGTTCCTTCATTTGTTAGATACGCTCCATGGATTCGAAGTGGAATACCCAAGTTGTCGGCGCCAGAACTTTATTCAGTGCCGGCATCGGATTTGCCGTCTGCAGCACACCATTTGAGAACTGGTAGGTCTTGCCGATAGACGGAATCTTGACTGTCAGATTGCAAACATAGATCTGTTTGTTGGCGCTCATTGCTTCGTAGAGCGTAGTGAATGCAGTCGCAGTCGGAGAGTTAGCCTCCAGCGTGATCGTTACGGGATAGATGTTCGGAGTAACGCCCGCAGCCATGAAGCCATCTACGCCCATACGGGTCTCGGCAACCTGCTGAGAATCGGCAACGATAGCCGCATCTGTGGAGAATCTTTCCAGCTTCACACCGTTCGGATACAGCTCTTCAATCGTCATCACTGCTGACGCATTGGCGGATGTGATATCTAATTTCGGTTTCATTTTTATCCATTCCTAAATGAAAAACCCGCCTTTGCGACGGGTCTTTGCAGTTGTGAAATTTCGATTACATGACGGCTGTCAAAGGCATCTCAATTCGTTGGATGCTGCCGGCATAGGTGTACCAAAGTCCCAAACGAGGGCTTCCTCGTTGAGTTCTCACATTTGCTGAAGGAGATTCAATGAGGTACCAGTAACCCTTGGAATAAAGATCCTGTTTGATCGTTGAATTATTGGTTTCCGTTAACAATTGCTGGATCTGGGAGTTGGACAGTGCTAGGCCTGTATCAATCACGCCATTACGCTTGGCATCATTAATGGGATCGAGCAACCATGCCTCGACATAAGCAAAACCGATGGCGTTGTAAGGAGCGCGATTGATGGCCGCGAACCCGTCCATGATCTGGCGCTGGATGCGTGCCTTGAACCAAATCATGCCGTACAGAGCGTCAATCCATTGATAAATTCCGGAGAGCAGACAACCTCGGTTGATGAAATCAAACTCAGCGTTACGTGTTGCGAATGCGCCCACGTAATTGACCTTGAGATCATCCAATGCTTCAGCCACTTCGTCACTTAGAACAGAAGCCTTAATTCCGGAAGCCGATTTTGCGAACCACGTCTTAATGCCTTGGATAGCGGACCAATCAATAGAAGCGCCGACTGCAAGGAAGGCCGCGGCATCCTGAGCGGTACCGTAAACTATCGCCAAACAGTTGTAATTGCTTTCAGCTAACTGGGCGGCTTTCGTTGTGGACTGGGTAGATTGATCCAACATCTTTGTGTCTGTGGACCAATCAAAGTACACGTAGTCATCATCAATGTCTGCCCAGGCCGCTAAAGCGGAAGCCTCAGCCACCTCTGTCGCATAAAGAGTCGTGAAACCGACCCAGTTACGAGAAACAGAAGTCACAAGATTCATGTTCTGAGCAGGTGTCAGAGCATCAGCGCCTTGAGAGAGAACGGCGCCGGAATCCTCAGTCAATCCGAGCAATGCAGATACATCCGTTCCAGTGGTCGCCTTTGTCGCGAAGGAGATTGAAGCGGTATCGCCTGTTTCTGTGGTGGTCAGGATGATGGCATTTTGATCAGAATTAAAGGCGCCGGAAACCGCTCCGACTGCAGAAGCCAGCTCTGTTGCAACGTCACTGAAAGACTTAGCCGTGGAGAAGTCGAGGTTCACGACTTCTTTTTCTGTGCCGTTGACCGAAATCGTCAGGGAACCGGTCGTAATGGCTGTCAGTTCAGAAAGTTGAGCTGTGATCGGAGCTGATTTAATCCAAGCGGCGGCATCTGCATTGATTCTGCGTGCCACAAACAAACGATTGATCGCCTTCTGCTGATTGTTCACTCCGGAGAAGTATTGATTAGCAAAGTCGGCCTCAGGGGATTCGGCACCAAAATAATTCCCGACAGCGGCAGCGGTCACAAATTCCAGTGCCGGAGAATCTGCAGGAATCAGAGCATTCTGGGTCAGCAGCAGACCATTTGTTTCAAGATCGGCGCTCCCAGCTCCAATGATGCGAGGGGTGATAGAAACCAATCGATTAGCATTGATTGACATATTTTCCTCAAAATAAAAAAGCGCCAGAAGGCGCCGACGATAATTTTTATGGAGCGGCTATGAGCCACACCAGAAACTCATTTATTTGAAAATATCCTTTACAGCCTTAATCGCTTTCGCAATCACCCAAACTGCGAGTCCGTAACCGATTAGGTAAACGGGAAGAGCTGCATACAAAGGAACGGCAGTGACCATGGTTAGGGCCTCCGCTAAGTCGTGTAAAATGTTCATATTGACTGATTCCCTTGCAATCAGTTAACTCAAACCCCGCTCAGCTACCAACTGATCGGGGCTATTTTTTTCATAAAATTCTTATTCCTAGGACTGACATCTTGACTATCCCACCTTCTTGAGGTAGTCTCCGTTTCATAGGTCGAAGCAAAGACTGTGACCCGTGTAAAATCATCACGGAATCCTTAGAGGATGGTAATAGCGCAGCGTCTCCGGCCTTTTCTTTTTTCCTCTTCATTGCAGTCTCAAATCTTCTCTTTTTACTTTCAAAACTCTCTACCCCATTAGTGTTCACACTGTAGGGATGTAACGTTCCATATTTCGTTTCTCCAATATCGACAAAGATTGTTTTCTCTTTCCCGTTTATGTTGAAGGTTTTCATCTTGGTATGGAACGCCACTTGTTTACCGTGGTTTGGCTCTTCCCTTCTTCCGGGATAGTCTCCGCTTTCTATTACTTCTGGCACGTAAGGAAGGGCGTTTAGTATGTCTTTTAAGTTTGGCTGAAACTTTTTAAATTCGCTTCTTGCCTCGCTAGAAAAGGTCACAACAGCAGGAGTTTCTTTTCCATTTAGCTCAACTACTGTTGGAACTGTTCCTCCACGCAATTCATTGTCGTAATAGTTTGTGATTGCCTTATTTAAATTACCTTGAGCCTTTCGCACATAACTTGTTGTGTCTTTAGATGGAGGCTCTTCTAAGAGGTTTTTCTCTGACTTTGGAAACGTTGGCTGTTTAGGTTTCTTCTGTTGGCTATTCTTTTCCGGGTTAGATTGTTCAGCTTGCCTCTCAATCTTTTTCCCTATTTTCCCTTCTAGCTTTCCTGATTTACCAACAGGAATATGGGTACCGCGGGACGTAATCCACTCTTTCGGATCTTTTTCTGCATCCCTTGCTTTACCAAGATCAGCATACTTCCTCCCCATGCCGTACATCATTCCTAGCTTGAATGCACGCCCAAGTTTGAAAGCAAGTTGCACGTTCATTCTTTTTCCTTCGGCGGGTAGCTCACATCAACGTTTTTCAGGTCCACATCAACCGCACTAAAGAAGCTCATGGAAACTTTGATCTGACTCTGCATGCTGAGATGAATCATCAGCGTGGATCTCCGGACATAGTTGTCAGAGTCCCCGACAATGGTGGTATCTCTCGGATCGTCCGCATGAAGCAGGCTGATTCCTCTATCAACGAAAAACTGCACGCCTACCTGAGACCTGCATACAGTCTCCAAAGCCTGAGCTCTCAGCATCGCATTCATGCTGTCCGAGCCGTTTAGGGTCGAGGCGTAACAATCGACCTGTACCAAAACCTCTGTAGTAGTCGAGAGATAAACATTGTCATCGGTTTGGTCTTTCGTCCAATCCTCAGCGCTCGTCCCATGGCGAACACTGGAGATGTAGGAATAGATGACGTAATCGTTTCCCTCAGGAGGCAATGCCAGATTGTTCTGGTTACCGTAGAAAATGTTTTCCGGCGCCACTTCCGGAACTGCAAATATCTCAAGAAATTCTTGGATCGCTGCCCGGATGTTCGGGGTCAGGTTTTGTGCTTTCATCTTCATCCTCTACGATGTTCAGCTTCTGAGGCGTGGTTTGGAATGTGCAGCGGACCGCCTCCCAACCTGCGTCCGAAAAATCCTCGATCACCGCAGTGATCAGCCACTGGCCTCCCTTGGAGTCTTCGACATAATCTCCCGACCTGGCTAAGGGCCTATAGATTGCCCAAGGCCGCTGCTTCTGGTCGCTCGATGCGTAGAGGTACAGGCGCCGGATGATGGTGTTCTGTCCCGCTAGATTCGCGTGGTCAAGAGCGCTATCGCCTTCGCTTTGAAAATTCCCCTGAATCTCTTCAGGCGGTGCGTAATACGCTTGGACAATACCTCCTACATTCCTTTGACCGGCCGATCGATACAGCTTGAATTTTTCGTCAGCATAGTTGGCGTTAATCGCCTGGCGGACAATTGCGTGTAGGTTGAGAGACATTAGGAAACCTTCGCTTGAATAGAGGTTCTAAGAACGCCTGTTAGGGTCAGCGGTTTAGTCGTGTTTACGTTATTGGCAAGTTTTCCACCACCCTTTGCTTTGCGAACCTTAGCGATTTCCCCTGTAGCTTCAAAAAGAGCCATCGTAAGGGCTGATCTTTTAGGAAACGATCCTGCAGGGATACCTGCGTTGTCAATCGTCTGAACAATATCGTCTACTGCGGCCTGACCCATTGTCTTGAGGGAATATGTAATGTCGAAAGTTTTTAGGAAATACTTTCGGAATATTTCCTGCCACTCCGCTCTTTTGTGAGCGTAGGTAGCTCTCATGAACGGACGCGGGGGCATGTAGAGAGTCGTGAATTTGCTGTTCGGAGGCAGTCCAAGCTGAGCCGACAAGTAGTGTCCTTGCTTGCTCGTCACTGACTGGACCCACCCATATTCCAGATACATCCCAATGGTTGCGATGTCCGGAATCATTATTCCGACCTCTAGCTTTTTATTGCTATCGGCCTTGATCTTCTCTGACAGCTTTTTGAACGCATTGTTAGATGTGATGTTGATGCCCATCGTCATCATCCCCAAGGATGGTAATTATTTCCCGGATAAACTCTGCCGCCGATTCGGTATTTGGCAGTCAGCGTCCAGTACATGGCGCCGCATTGGGTTTGAGCCCACCAATCGCCGACAAATGTATTCGTTTTCAGAAGGTCAAAGCTGGTACTCACACTTCCCTGCGTAGCACTAGCAATCCTGCCAACCTGACCGTTCGGCTGCTGGCTGAGTGTCAGCAGGTGGCAGGTTACAAGATCAAGGAGCCGCTCCCTCGTATATATCTTGTTATCCGGATCGTAGGGAGCAAAGCTGTCGGCGTCCGTATTCCCCACGAACTCCACCGCCAAATCAAAGTAGAACTGCAGAGTTTCGTCCGGGAATTTAACTTCATCCGAAAACGCGGGATGAAGGATTCGAAATTTTTCAGGATCAAAGACGACGACAGCCATTTTGTTAACCTTCTTCGTTCTTAACTTCTTCAACGTTGACCGATTCAGGATCGATCGGATTGAGCCCGTGAGAAGCTTCTTTTAATTCGTCCTCGCGGCCTCTGAATTCTTGAACTGATTTCATCTCAAGCAGGCACGGAATACCGCCATTCACGCCTGTGAATACAGCCTCCTGTCCGTGCATCCTCTTGATGTTTTCCCAGTCCTCTTTATCGATCTGGAATGCGACAGAGTTTCCCTTGCCCAGCAGGATCCCGTCACGTTTTCCTCTAAGCGAATCATTTACGCCCGGGAAGATGATCGTCTTTGTTCCGCCATTGCCGTTGGGCACATCATCAAATTTGAGGCCGTGGGCCAAGGTGCAAGCAATGATCACGGTGGACTGAGTTTTAGCAGCGCTCTTCTTCTGGGTATTGCTGAAGTTGTCTGCGACTACCTTTCCGGATGTTGCTTTCTGATTTGTGGTGTTGGTACGAGCCATTATTTTCAATCTCCTAAGAAAGAGGCCCG